AAGTTCCTGCTCTCCATCAAGAACAGACTAACGCATCCTAAGTATCAGGACCTACAACTCACTTTTGGACCACCAGGTGGTTTTGAAAAGAATTCTGATTCATGGAAGCAGGACTTAATTTACCTCTCCTCAGAGGCTCGTGACTCAGGCGAAAAGGACCCTACAGTTCAGGCTATAGGTATCCGTGGTCATATCTACGGCGCTCGTGCTGACTTAATCATCATGGATGACTGCGTGGATAACACCAACGCCCATGAGTACGAAAAGCAGATTGACTGGATTCAGTCTGAAGTCATGTCCCGTATTGATGAGGATGGGGGCAAACTGCTTCTCATAGGAACACGCTTGCGACCAAAGGACTTGTACTCCGAGTTGCGCGACCCTATGCGATACCCAGATGAAACTTCCCCTTGGACTTACTTTGCTCAACCTGCCGTTTTAGAATTTGATGAGGACCCTGAAAAATGGGTAACCCTTTGGGCTAAGACCAACATGCCACCTGTATCAGGTAAAGGTGTACCCGATAAAGACGGGCTATACCGCAAATGGGATGGACACGCACTTCTTAAAAAACGAAGCCGTCTATCTCCAAACCTGTGGGCAATGGTCTACCAGCAACAGCAGGTACATGAAGATTCAGCATTTCCTTCCGATGCTATTAAAGGTGTTATCAACGGCGCTAGAAATGTCGGGCGAATACCTAAAGGCAAGGCTGGCGTTAGAACGCACGGCATGGATGGACTTATTGTGATTGCAGGACTTGACCCTGCTGGCTCTGGTTACACAGCAGCCGTTTGTTTAGCCATTGATATTTCTACACAGAAACGCTACCTGCTAGATGTATCAAATAAGGCAGGTATGAAGCCAGATGAAATCAGGGAACTGATTAAAGACTGGACTGACATATATAAAGTTTCTGAGTGGCGTATTGAGAAAAATGCTTTCCAAACGATGTTAACTCAGGACCGTGAGGTACGGGAATACCTTTCGTCACGGGGTGCAATTCTGAGAGAACATCATACGGGTCAAAACAAATGGGACACCAACTTCGGAGTTGCATCCCTGACGACACTATTCCATGGTTGGGAAGATGGCAATGCTCTCATTGAGTTCCCATCAACTCACGCCTCAGAAGGTATCAAGACTTTAATTGAACAACTAATCACCTGGTATCCAGATGCGCCTAAAGCGCAAAAGACAGATACCGTGATGGCTTTCTGGTTTGCAGAACTTGGATGCAGAGATAGAGTCGCTAACGCAAGAACATTTGCACGCACTCATAGCAGCATCAATATGTTCCACACTCCATACGATAAATCCAAGCAATACACCGTAACACTCAGCGACATCTATTAGAACAGGAGGTGGGTGTGCCACTCTCGCTAGACGAAATCAAAGACAACTACGAGCGTTATCGCCAGTTGTACTCTGACCGTGACACCCGCATGGAACAAGTACTTCTTGTTCGTAAGGGTCGCATGCGCGATGTTTTCCCAGATTTGTTCCCAGACGGACCATTTGAGAATCCTATCGTTGCAAACATGGTAGATATTTCTGCTCGTGACTTGTCTGAAGTTATAGCGCCACTACCCGCATTTAACTGTAATTCCCCATCTATGGTGTCTGACAAAGAACGCAAGAAGGCTGACAAACGAGAAGAAATCGTTAACGGCATTATTGACTTTTCAGACTTACAAACACAGATGTTTCCAGCCTCTGACCGTTATGTATCCTACGGATTCGTACCTGCTCAGGTTGAAGTTGATTTAGAGAACAACATGCCACGCATCCGATTCATGGATTCCTATGGATGCTACCCAATCATTGACAGATTTGGAAAAGTACACGGCATGTATCAGCGCATCAAGAAGCCTTTGGCTGAACTGATGAGCGCATACCCAGAGTATGCACATTTACTGTATGACAAAGATTCTACAGATTCAATGTTGGAGATTGTTCGCTACCATGACAAAGACCAGGATATTCTTTTTGTCCCTCAAAGAAACAATATCGTCATTGACAGAACGCCTAACCCGATTGGCGAATGTCTTGTTCGCGTTGTTAAGCGACCATCCTTGGATGGCGAAACGCGAGGTCAATTTGACGATGTTCTTGCAATTCAGGTTGCTAAGGCTCGCTATGCGCTTCTATCTCTTGAAGCAGCAACTAAAGCGGTTCAAGCACCACTCGTAGCCCCTCAAGATGTAAATGAGTTAGCCTTTGGACCAGATGCTGTTATTAGAACTGACCGACCTTCAGATGTTCGCAGATTGCCTATTGAGATACCAGCAGGTGCTTTCGCACAACAGCAGGTACTTGAGGGAGAACTCCGTCTAGGAAGTCGTTACCCAGAATCCCGCACAGGAAACATTGATGCCTCCATCGTCACAGGTCGTGGCGTACAGGCACTCATGGGTGGATTTGATACACAAATCAAAACTGCACATGCAATGTTTGCTCGTGCTTTCGTTGAACTTATTGGGCTTGCGCTCAAAGTTGATGAAAAAGTTTTTGGCGATATGGAGAAAACTCTACGCGGTACACGCAATGGAGTTCCATACGCAATCAAATACAAGCCATCACGCGACATTGACGGTGACTACACTGTTGATGTTCAGTATGGTTTGATGGCAGGACTTGACCCTAACCGTGCGTTAGTGTTTGGTCTACAGGCTCGTGGAGATAAATTGATTTCCCGTGACTTCCTACGCCGTCAGATGCCTTTCTCTTTCAATGCAACACAAGAAGAAGAAAAGGTTGACACCGAAGATTTGCGCGATGCAATGAAGCAAGCAATTGCTTCCTATGCACAAGCAATTCCTGCACTTGCTTCTCAGGGACAAAATCCGTCAGATATTTTGTACAAGTTGTCTACTGTCATAAATGAACGCCAGAAGGGTACGCCCATTGAACAGGCAGTATCAGAGGCGTTTCAGCCTCAGAATCCCCCACCTGGTGCGATGACCCCTGAAGGAATAGTAAGTCCCGACATGCTTGGGCAGCCAGGTGCGGTCCCTCCAGGTGAGGGGCAACTTCCACAGGGTCTTAGTGCTACTGGTCGGATGCTTGGTGTTGCTCCAGGACAAATTGCTCCAGGCGGTAGACCAGATGTTCAGTCACTTTTAGCAAGTTTAACCCAAAGAGGTGAACCTAATCTTCAGGCTTCCCTCGTCAGACGACTACCAGTAGCGTAAGGGAGGTGACAGGGATGAAGAAGATTAAAGCAGGCAAGAAGCCAGCAAACCAAGGTTCAGCAGGAAAGCCAAACACAATGAAGCCACTTATGGCTAAGAAGGCTTCCTCAAAGGGTGGCAAGACATATTTCAGCAAGAACCCAACAGGAACTCGCGGTTCACGCAGCAAGTAATTTAAAGACCTGAGCAAGTCCCAAAACTGCTCAACTAAATTTAAATCCGAACTTAAGTGGGAGGGAAAATGGCAAAAGCAAAAGAGCAGAACTTTCAAGTATCTGCTACTGGCGGTGCAGGTACTAATGGTCAGCCTGCACGATTTGCAGCAGGTATAGACAATGCACAGGACTTCTATGACTTGCAGACTGCTGCAAAGTTAGAAGGAAGCAATCCTGCTTTCTCTCGCGTACCATCACCATCTAGCCAACGCCCGTTTCGTGGCGACTCGGCACAACCTTTAGTGCCACTAGATGCACCAACACAGCGCCCTGATGAAGATGTGCGTACAGGTGGAGCCTTTGGTCAAGAAACAATGTATGCATCAGACCAGATGGCTAATGGAGAAGATGCTAACCGTATGCGCCAAGCGCTACCTTACTTAACAGTATTAGCAGAATTACCAGAAACATCTAACAATTTTCGCAACTATGTAAGGTACTTAAAAAGCGTACTATGAGTTTTAGCGAAATACTGGGTAATGCAGCGAAAAAACTGCAAGGTAACGGGTTTGCCAACGAGATTGGCTTACCAACTTTGTTATTTGACATCGCAACTGTGTCGTCTAACGACAAGAACTGGGTGTCAGATGCGTTTAATATCGCTGGTGACACCTTCCGTTCAACGGTACTAGGTGCTTCTTACCCAATTCGCAAGACTGCAGGTGCAGCATTTGAAAAAGTTTTACTACCAACAGCGATGGTTTCATACAATGTTGGTGGTCGTTACCTTCGTGAGCCACTATCTGCAGCGTTAACCACGATTGCAACAGGTGATGTCAAGAAGTCATGGGAAAACCGCGACCAGATTTCTCCAGGTCAGGCACTTACCTACCTACAGTCACGCATACCTGGCTCTATTGGTGAGAATGAATTTGGTTCTGACTTTGATATTTTTAATCCTAATGACCGCAAGGTGTTTCAAACTGACTGGTCAGCCCGCACAGTAAGCGGTGCTTACGATACATTCTTTACAACAGTAACAGACCCGCTAGGTAAACTTGGTAAGGCAGCAGGTCTTGCTCGTAAGGCAACTGTTATGCGCCCACTCGGTGCAAAAGATGCCAATGCAGCAAGCCTTGCTCGTGACTTTGTTCTACCTCGTGGCATCCGCAACACAACAATTATTTCGCCACAGACTCTATCTAAGATGATTAACGAGGGTCGTGAAGAAGGCGGAGAGATTTACAACACGCTTACTTGGATGGCTAAGTCAGACAGAGTGGCAATTCGTAACCACCCAATGATTGAAGCATCAAATGATGCAGATACCTTGTCGTATCTCTTGGGTGAGGCAAGTACGGTAGATGATGTAGCAGATACGCTCATGGCTACAGCACTACGCGATACAGAAGCCATGGCTCGTCTTGTACAAAAGCGCAGAGATTTAAGTTTTGTCTTTGACAAACTCAAAGGCGTAAGCCAAGCAGATGAGAAGATTCTCAACAATCTTCCAACTAACGGTATTACTGATGATGTCAATAAGTTAGATGCAGCCAGTGACTTGGTTAAGACTGTTGAGAAAGACCCATACTTCCGTATGCTCAACACTTTTGCAGACCGTCAGGCTGATTTAACTAAGCGTACATTTGGCAAGCCAGTATTTGAAAAATTGGCTATGAATCGCGCTGAGCGCCGTGCTGGTCGTAGTCGTGGAGTAGATAAGCCGACAGAGTTCCCAACAGTTGGTGTTTTTCAACCAACTAAGTATCATCCAATCATTGCTGTATACAACTTTGGTATGCGCAAGATTGGTGATGCCTTTGCTGAAACTCCAGCAGGTTATTTGAATTTAAACGATAGCGACTCGTTCAATGAGTTGACTGCCTTCGGTGAACTACTACGCCGTCTAGTTGGCAAAGAATCAGCACAGCCAATTATTGACCGTCACCTACAGGATTACATCCGAGCAGGTGGAGTACCAGAACTTCGTGCAAGAGTTGTAGAGTCTTTTGAGGACTTGGCTATCTCAGCACTTAATCAGAAGGCTGGACTAACTGATGAGGCAGCACAGGTAATCTGGAGCCAGTACAAGGCTCGCCGTGAAACTGCACGACAGATGATTAAGGACCGCAAGTTCTTGATGACTGACGATGATGTTATCTTGAAGATTCCTTACCTAGAGCGCCAAGGTGCTAACGCACTACCAATGGTAGACCTACAGAATTACTTTAGAGTTATTGAGAAGAATAAAGGTTTCATCAATACTCTCAATCGCCAAACAGAAGTTCTTGACCCAGATTCATGGAAGTACACAACTGGCGTACTTAATGACATGTGGAAAGCATCTGTTCTACTTCGCCTTGGTTACACAGTTCGTAACCTTACAGAAGCAGGCATGTCCATCCTTGGTAAAGGATATGGACTTATGGCACTGGGTGATTTAAACCGTGAAGGATTTAAGTCTTGGTATACAAACCGTGTCCGTGATGTTGAGCGCCTAACAGACCGCAGACTTGTAGCACAAGGATTGCGTGAAGATTCTGTTAAGTTGCGTAAACAATGGTCTACTTTACAGACAGAGATTTTTGCAGGCGAGCGTTTGCTAGATGATGTTTATGCACACCTAGCAGCCTTTGAGCGTGCTTATAGGTCCGGGAAATTAACTGATGAACAGTACATGGAAGTTGCCGATGTTTTCCAGTATGCAACTGGTGAATGGTTATTCCATGGAACATCAAGAGTTATCAATGATTTAGACAGCACTCGCCCATTGGCGATGTCATCAAGTCAAGATATTGCAGAGCGTTATGCCACAGCAGGCATGCCTCGCATTAACGCATCAGAAATTTACAAGCGTATCTCTGGTCGGGCTTATCCGATGCCAAAGAATCTACGCTCAAGAGAAACTGGCGAACTAATCAAGCAGCCAGCACGCAAGCCAAGCAAAGCAATGGAAACTATTGCTGCAGATATGCGTGATGGATTTATTAACAGCGTTAACAACGGTAACAGTGTTGAGGTTCTTAACCCATCAACTGGTCGTTGGACAACCATTGACCCAAACACCGTAACACAAAAGATGTTACTTAATGGTGAATTTAGAATTCGCAAACCTGGCAATGAGGGCATCACCCTTAGCCAAAAAGTTTATGGTCGCTCAGTAAATCTTGTTACCTTCCGTGGTAACCAAGCACGCCTTGGACTTGAAGATTATCCTGAACTACAGAAGATTCTCGGTGTTACTGGTGGTGCAAACCAATGGAAGAATCGTGCTGCTTGGGAAGGCAAAGAACAGCAACTACTTGAGTGGATGCGTGCCAACGGCGTTGGCAAACTAACTTTGCCTGATAACAAGGCTAACGGTTACTCAACAGTACTTGTTGACCCTGACATGGTAGAAGCCTTTGGTCGCAAACCAACAGAGGCTTTGGCTCGCAAGCGCCTAGAAGCAATCAAGAAGCAACAGCAGTTGCTATCTGAGGATGCTCGCATCCTACAGATTATTGAGCGCACAATGGGTCAAGGTGGCGGAACATTTAAGTTCTCTGATAATGTATCTGGCGATGTACCTACAAAAGGCACTGCAGTATCTATCCGTGGAGCAACCCATGCGTTTTCGCTTGAAGAAGCGAGAAATAATCCGCAGGCTTGGGTTGATTCTGTGGCTGCCCATATTGAGGCTAATTTTGATAAGTTTGGCGATGCAGACCATTTTGGTACTTGGGTTGACGATATTGATGGCGTTCCTCATATTAAGTCCGACCCTGTACAGGTAATTGATAGCCGTAATAAAGCCGTTAAAATTGGCAAAGACAGAAATCAACAAGGCGTATATGACATCGGTAACGGTGAATACATTGACACGAGAGGCACAGGAGATGTCGGAGCAAGCGAATCATTTGCATTGGGTAAAGGCACCAAAGCCGTTAAAGCAGATGAACTCACAAGAACGCAGAGCGTTCGCAGAGTTACTCGCCCAGAGAATTTTAGACAGCGCGTTAATGAAATCTCCGAATCCATCGGCAGAGGTAAATACCCAACCGAAGGCTTAGCAACTATTGTCCGTGAAATTGCTGACGGACAGGCTACACGCCAAAAAGAATTAAAAGCGCTACTACAGCGTTTAAACGGTAGAATTGTTGAAGAAGAACGCTTAGGCGCACCAAAGGCTATTCAAGGCACAGGTCGCAGAGTTCTTACTTTGTACGATGGCACCAAGGTAGAAGTTGATGATGCTTTTGCTGGTGAACTAGGAAGCATCCTACTTGACCGCACAAACAGCGCAGAAACTTACCGCCGATTTGTAGACCATCCTGCACAACTATTTGCTGCTGAGCATGGTAACTTTGTTGAGGAAACCCTTACACCTGCAATGCCTGACTATTATGCAGGTTATGCAAATTCACTTAATAGTTTCTTCCGTAGCCCAGATGGTCGTATTGACCCAATTATTGAGCAGATGCTTAACAATGCACGCCCCGAAGAAATCGTGGCATGGCTACGCAACCCAGACAATGTTGAGTATGCCCGCAGATTTAACATTGATGTGCCAGGAATCAAGGTTGCTTCAGAGCGCCTAGATGTATCCATTGATGCAGAAGATTTTGTTGGTGACTTGTACAGCGCCTACAACCGCTATCTACCAGATAGGCAAGTTCAGGAAGCCTTCCGTAATGGAGAGATTACTGAATCTTGGTTGCGTGAGCATTTTGCTGAGGCTACAGAGATGCCTGACATTATTGGTCGCATCGTACCTACCAGCCCACAGGCTCGTAACTGGCAAGAAGGTTTAGCAAAGGTTGTTGACAGAGCGTTCTACTTCCTGGGTTCATTACCTGAAACAACGCTTGCTCGTCATCCATTGGCTCGTCAAATCTACCGTTCAGATATGACACAGCGTATGGACATCGCATTGGCTACAAAGCGTATGCGTTTAAACGATGACAAGTTAGAACTAACCATTGATGAAATCAACGGACTTCGCCGTGATGCTATTGAGGCAACACGCAAGGAAGTAAACAAGACACTCTTTACAATTATCCGCAAGTCTTACGCAGGTGAGAAGATGCGCTTCATCATGCCGTTCTTTAACGCATGGGAAAACACCATCCGCCGTTGGTCAGGTCTTGCCAAGGAAAACCCTGCAGTTATTGCTCGTGCTGGACAAGTTGTGTCCTCACTACGCAACCAACCAAATGTGGTTGACCAAGATGGAAACCCAACAACTGAGTTCTCTTACGAAAACAAGATTGTTGTGCCAATGTCTGAAGGTGTTATTGAAGGCATTAGCAAGATTCCAGTATGGGGCAAAGGCATGGCAGAGGCTATCCGTGCCACAGGAACACAGGTTTCTATTCCAATCCGAAGCATGGATGTAATCATGCAAGGTGAAGTTATTGCAGGTTTTGGTCCAATGGTTACATTGCCAGTCAATGAGATTGTTAAGTTAAAGCCAGACCTTGAGGATATTGTTACCTCTAGCGTTTTGCCAGTGCTTCCATTTGGACCACAAGAAGGTTCACTACGCCAGTTGTTCCCACCAGCAGCACAGAAGTTGGCTTCTCTTGTTGGACAGGATGAACTATGGAGCCGTACATTTAACACGGTTTACCGCTATGAGTTGATTCGTTACAACCTTGGCGAACGCGACACAATGCCAGAACTTGGTGAGGTTGCAGAACTAACCAGCAATTTCTACAAAGTTCGTATTTTGTCAAACCTTGTAATGCCATTTGCTGCCCAGTATGACTCACCATTGAGTTTCTACACACAGCAGTTCCGCAGACTACAACAGGTATATGGCGCAGATGCAGAGGTATTGTTCTTGCAGATGTACCCTGAAATGGGTCCTGCTTTGGTTAGCGCCTCATACAACCCAACGGGTGCGCAAGCATCACAGGCTGCTTTCCAGAATATTCAAAAGTACAAAGGCTTAATTAGCAAGGTTGGTCAGACAACACCTGAAATGATTGGCTTCTTAGTCAATGACCCAGATGGAAAGTATGACTTCTCAGAGGCTGTATATGCATGGCAGTATGGCAATGCTCCAGTTCCTGGCTCAACAGAGAACTATCGCGCACGCCGTAACCCTGCAGAACTCAAGAAAGATGCCAATGTAAAGGTTGGTTGGATTGAGTTCCGTAAGAACATGGACCTACTTGATTATCAACTACAGGCTCAGGGTTATGAGTCTTACAGCGAAAACGGTGCTGAGGAACTTCAAACCCTTAAGCAAATGATGATTGCAGATTTAACCCGCCGTAATCAAGATTGGGCTGCTGACTACTACAGCGTAGATAGAGGCAAGTGGATTTACCGCATGGAATCTATGCGTACTATGTTGTCAGACCCTAAGTGGATGGCGGAAAATGGTCGCAGACCAGTAGTGCAATCCATGGCTGTATACCTAAATATGCGTACTCAAATAGCCCGTGAACTTGCTAACCGCAAAGCATACGGCATGGCTTCAACACTAACAGCAGAGGATAATGCTGATTTAGATGCGCTTTGGAATTCAACAATCGCACAACTTCGTAATGGTTCTCCAGAGTTTGGCGATTTCTATAACCGATTCTTACAAAACGACCCAGTAACACTTGGATAGGACTATGGCAACTAGAGCAGAAATAGCACGGCAAGTGCGGGCAAAGTATCCCGACATTCCAGAGGAAAACCTTACTAAGGCAGTTGATTATTTCGTAAAGAATCCTGATGCTTTTAAAGAGTTTCCTAAGAAGGGCATGCTTCCTCTTGCTGCTATGACTAAACTAAGCGGCGAAGTTATTACACCTGCTAAGGCTGCTGTTGCTGGAGCAAAGGCTGGAGCCAAGGCTGTTAGTGGACTTGCTAAGACTGTTATTCCTAAAAAGCCAGATGGTAAAGTAGATATTAAGAAAACAGCAAAGCGTGCTGGTTTACTAGGTATCGCTGGTGCTGTAATCAATGCATTTACTGGCGATGAAACTGATACTGCTGCACAACAGCAGGCTATCGCAGACCAGGCTAATACAGATTTAATGATGGGAATGGCTCAATATGAAGCAGCAGGTGGCGATATAAACGCCCTTATGAACACTGCTGCTGGTCAGCAACTAATGAAGAATCCTAACTTTAACATTGGTGCAATCATGGGTTCACAAGATACAGTAGTTGGCGGTGCAGGTGTTTACACAGGCAAGCCACAAATTGTATCTAGCGCACCACCATCATTTGCAGGTGGTCGCCCTGTTGAGGTTAAGTCAGATACCATTTCACTAACCCAATGGAACAAACAATTTCCTATGGCTAATCCAAAGGCTTTGGCTGAGTGGAAGTCTAAGTTAGTAGCAGCAGGCGTAGTTAGCGCATCTGCTGGCTTTCAAGAACTTAAAACCCAGTGGGAAACATGGGGTAAACTTTCACTAGATGCTAACCGTCAAGGACAGAAACTAACTCCATACCAACTGCTTGATATTCAGCGTGGTCTATGGGGCGGTGGCACAGGTAATGAACCTTCATACAGCACTCAACTTATTAAAAGTCAGAACGCTAGAGAACTGTATAAACAGTATTTAGAACAACGCGCTGGTCGTATTGTTGATGATGCAGAAGCAGATGATTTCGCTAAATTTGTTCGTGAAAAACAACTCGCTTCTCCTACAAAAACTGAGGTTAAAACAGTCAAAGGCAAAAAGGTTACTGTTACAACTCCAGGCTATGGTGAGGCAGAGGCTGCTGCAGAGGCTGAAAAGCGTGCGATGCAAGACCCACTCTATAAGGAATTCCAAACAGCAAATGTATTTGGCTCAGCCCTTGAAAAGGCACTAGGACTTAGGGGTTAACTATGGCAAGAATTGATAGCAGTGTAAGTCCATTTGACCAAGAAGATGACAGCACACTAATACCAACTATGACAAGTTGGATTGTAAATTTACTTAAAAATGTTGACCAACTTCGTGCTATCTACGATGCTGTACGCGACCCTGTAACAGGCAAGTTCCTTTATGCAGAAGGTGTAATCGTTGACATGATTACCAGCAGTGACTGGTACATCAAAAACGGTCCTTCTGTTGCAGCAAACATTGCTGGTAAGTTTAAGTATGGCGAGAAGTGGTATAACCAAAATGTTAGTGAGTACAAAATCACTATATCTGGTATCGCATCAGCCCTTGGTCTTGACTTAAAAGACCCAGTAATTGCAAGTTACTTATCAGGTTTAGCAGAAACATCATTTCTCAATGGTTGGGATAAAGACTATATTGAGAACTCTATTGTTTCTAATAAAGACATTTTTAGTAAGGCTGGTGGTGGTGCTTATGTTGACACCATTCAAGATATTACATCGTATGCAAATCTTATGGGTGTACCCATTAGCCAAAAGACTGCAACTGATTACCAACGCCGTCTAATTGGTGAAGTAACTACTGATGGTTTGCGAGTCAAGGCAACACCTGACCAAATCAAGAAAGAGATTGCAGATAAGCAGGCTTTGCTTTATCCAATGTTCTCAGATGATTTTGCAGCAGGTCGCACTTTGTGGGATTTGACTTCTTTGCACCGCAAGAAGTGGGCTGACCTACTTGAGGTTGATGAAGATACCCTTGATTGGACTGACCCATTATGGAAAGATGGCAAGATATTTACAATGGCTGATGAAAAAACAGGCAAGATTATGATGCGACCAGCATGGGATGCAGAAAAGTTAATCAAGCAAGATGAGCGTTGGCAATATACAGAAAACGCCACACGCTTATATGAAGGTTATGGAATCAACATCTTGAACAAATTTGGATTGGCGGCAATCTAATGGCACGAGTAGATAATCCAGGAGATGGTGGAGTAGCAAAAACTGCTGCCCAAATCCGCGAAGAACGCATGGCTCAGTTAAAGGCTGAGCGCGAAGCGCGTATGGCAGAAGAAGCAAAGGCTCGTGCTGCTGCTGACCCTATGAGAAATCCAACTGTTCGCCCTGATGCACCTGTTGCTGATGCTGAAAACATTTATTATTATTCTTGGATTGGTGGAACAACATCAGGTCAATGGAAACTGTACAAGCAGCCAGTGACTGGTTCTGCAGATAAGGTTGCATCGGCAACTGCTCGTGCAGAAGGTGGTGAAACTCAAGCCAGTTTCAATAGCGCTGTTGGAGCAAACACTTTAAAGTCTGGGGCAACTCCTACCCTTACTCCTACACCCACTCCAACACCTACGCCCACTCCTACACCAACGCCTAAACCAACACCAACACCAACGCCTACCCCTACTCCTACACCAAGTGGATTAACTCAGGCTGATATTGATGCTGCTGTTACAAAAGCATTGGCTGCGCAACAGGCTAAGTTTGATGCACTTGTTGCTCAGCAAAAGGCTGAAGCAGATGCTGCTAAGTTGGCTGTCAAGGTAAAGGCTAAAGATAAACTTACGAACTTACTTGCAGGATATGGACTTAAAGAATTGGCTGGTTTTGTTGACCGCCGTATTATGGCTGATGCCTCTGAAGAACAAGTCATGCTTGAGTTATATGACCAAGAAGAATACAAACGGCGTTTTCCTGGTATGGAGGCACTTCGTAAGAAGGGTCGCACCATCACAGAAAAACAATATATAGATAATGAAAATGCTTTTATTCAGACTGCTCGGTTCTTTGATTTACCTAAAGGCTTTTATGACAACCCAAGTGATTTTGGTGATTTGCTTGGTAATCTAGTTTCTCCAAAAGAATTCCAGGACCGTCTACAAGTTGGTCAAGATTTGGCTCGTAGCCTTAATCCAGCAGTTAAAGAAGAACTCCTTAACCTATACGGTGTTGGCGAAGGAGATATAACAGCCTGGGTTCTTAATGCTGAAAGAGCAACACCGCTTATCCAAAAGCAGGCTAAGGCTGCGCAGTTTGTGGGAATTGCCCGCTCTGCTGGATTTGGTCTTGGAGGTATTACATCACAGCAAGCAGAAAACATTGCTGGTACAGAATCTTACGCAAAACTTTCAGAGGCAGAACTTTCCAAGGCACTTGGTAGTGCAGGTCAATTACGCCGTACACAACAGCGTTTGGCTCGCCTTGAAGGTGTTGCATATAACGAGCAAGAAGCACTTAGTGCAGTTATTGAAGGAAGTTCAGAAGCACTACTTGCTTCACAACAACGCGCTCAACGAGAAGCAGCACGCTTCTCCGCTCGTGGTGGCGTAATGGGTTCAACCCTACGAAGCACAACCACAATATAAGAATCCCCACCCTGACCCACCAGCCCAGGGGGGCGTAGAAGTCTGGTAGCAATAGCCAATTTGGTTTCCCCGAACCTCATTGTGGATTGCGAATACAACTAATAAAAGGGAGATAGGTAGATGGCTACCAATTACGAATACGATGACGAAGATGACGACACAACTACTGATGTTGTCGGACAACTCCGCAAAGTAAACCGTGCGCTGGAAAAGCGTGCGAAAGAACTAGAACAGGAGTTGAGCGGTCTGAAAACTCAGACCCGTCAGCGTACTGTCAAGGATGTGCTACAGGCTAAGGGATTAAACCCAAAGATTGCTGCATTTATCCCACAAGATATTGATTCCTCTGAGGAGGCAATCACTACTTGGGTGAATGAATACGGTGATGTATTTGGAATCCAAACTCCATCTGAAGAAAAGCCTGCACAAAAGAGTCCAGAAGTTATGGCACAAGCAAGAATCAATAATCTCGTTGCAACTGGCACTGCGCCAGATGTTGACGAAGATGCGTTTGCAAAGATTGCAGCAGCCAAAACTCGTGAGGACCTAGATGCACTCCTTGGATTGCAATAAATAACTCACACATCAACCAATCACCAGGAGGTGAACCTACATGGCATATACCGACACCTCGGCGCTCGCTGGTCTAGTCAAGACAGCGTATGACCGTTATGTTGAATTTGCCCTCCGCGCTCAGCCGATGATTCGTGCTGTTGCGGATAAGAAGCCTGTACAACAGGCTATGCCAGGCAACTCCGTTGTATTCTCACTTTACAACGACTTGGCAGCAGCAACTTCCACTCTCTCTGAAACTACAGATGTAGATGCAGTTGCACTTAACAATGTTGATACCGTATCTGTAACTCTCAATGAGTATGGAAACGCATCACTTGTAACTCGTAAACTCCAGTTGTTCTCACTATCCGATGTTGACCCTGCTGTTGCAGACATCATCGCTTACAACATGGCTGACTCACTAGACACAGTGGCACAGAATGTCCTTGTCGCAGGCACCAATGTTATCTACGGTGGAACACGCACTTCTACTGCAACAATCACAGCATCAGACACAATTGATTCTGCTGACCTACGCAAGGCTGTTGCTAAACTCCGCTCCAACAAGGCTGTTCCACGCGCTGGAAGCCTTTACTGGGTCGGTATTCACCCAGAAGTATCACACGACCTCCGTGCCGAAACAGGCTCGGTTGGCTGGCGTGAATCGCACCTACACACCGATGCATCACTCGGCAACTTGTTTGCTGGTTCCATCGGAACTTACGAAGGTGCTTTCTATATTGAAAACCCACGCATGTACTCTGCTAAGTCAGGTGCTGACCAGACCGCTCTTGCTACCACAGCAGTAACTGTTGCTGGTACATCAGCAGGCTTCACCTTTGGTGTTGCTTCATCTGCAGTTATTGCAACTCGCGCAGAAGTAGGCGACAAGGTTTCAGGAACTGGTATCGCTTCAGGTGCCAAGATTACTGCAATCTCAACTTCAGGTTCAACAACTACATTCACTGTTGACACTGCTAACACTGCTGCTGTAACTGTTTCTACAGTTGTAACAGTAACTCCAGTAACTCGCGTATTCTCCACAATCCTTGCTGGAAAGCAAGCATTGGCAGAAGCCGTATCACAGGAGCCAAATGTTGTTATCGGTCCAGTCACTGATAAGTTGATGCGTTTCCGCCCAATCGG